ATTAGAATCACCCCCTATTTGGAAAAAACTTGCCTCCAGTTTTTCCGCTTCGGTTAGGCCAAAGTCCACTCTCCGGAGCCCTGCAAGGTGATGGAGGCTCCCAAGAGGCCGGCCGTAGGAGCCGCAAGCTTGACGTTCTCCACAACAGCGTAGCCCTGCCAAGTCGGCCCCCCGTTGGGGAACACGATCCGGTAAAGCCGCTCTTGTCGGTTCTTCCACACATAGAGGATGCCGGTTGTGGGGTTGTGGGTTGCGGCCGTCGGAACCCAATTGACGGGAAACTCGATCGGTCCGGCGTTGAGAAGAGTCGGAACCTTCACTCTCCAGGGAACCCCGGAAGAGTGAGAAGTCCCATCCTCAATCTGTGCGGATAGAGTCATGTTGACATCTTTGACCTCCGCAATCGTCGTGAAGTTGGTTCCGCCGGCGTCGGCCATTTGGAGCGCGATTCCGAAGGCCGGCGTTGCTTGTGTTGATGGCATTGATTAAAGACCTCCTAAGAGTTTGTTGGGGAATTGTGCGAGCCCTGGAGAGCCTAAAAGGCCGGAATGCGGATTACCATCCAAAGGATATCCGCGGCCGACGCCTCCATGTACATGTAACCGTCGGTTTGCATCCATCCCTCTTGAGCGAATGGACCATACACGTGGAACTTGCCGGCCGGAATGCTGTCTGTGGTGATGTTTCCAGTACGGCCGGTCTTCGGATCGGCAACGGAATTGATTGTCACCGTTGCGGCGTCCGTCGCATGCTTGTTGTACGCGATGACCAATTCCCGGCCGGTCATTACGTACTGTTCTTTGTCGGTTGCGTTTGCGGCCGTCGGTGTTCCTTCAACCCCATCGGTAGGGTATCGGCCTGGAGCCACAATCGGAGTAATCGTCTGTCGAGCCATAGATCTAATCGTTCCTTTCTTCGTTTTCGGAGACGCTCGAAGACGCCTCCACAATCAGGGTTTCCCCCTGGTGAATCACATCCTCCGGCTTCGACTCCGCCGGTTCTTCCAGCGTCGGATGGATGCCGTGTTCCTGAGCATGCCGAATCATGAAGTTCGGATCTTCCGACTCGACTAGGCAATAAGGAAAGCTACAGGAAAGAATGAGAACTCCGGACCAAAGCTTGTTGGTGATTCCGTAGCTCTCGATGCGCTTGCGGAGAGCCTCAGGGAGTTCGTTATAGTTGCGGATTGGTTGTCTCATGGTTGCACCTTCTCTGTGAAAATGAAGTCCATGGCGTACATGAAAAGACGCCTTCCAGGGTCCAACCCTAGATCTGTTTGGTTGGCCTTCGAAATCCGCGGGCACCATACGCCATCTGAGCCGGCCGCTTGGCCCACAACAACGTTACGGTTGTTGAGGTAGCGATCGAGGCGAGTTTTGATCCTTACCCGCTTGTGCACGCAATCAGCCCATATGGTGAATTGGAACCGGCGATTTTCAATCCCGCTATGGCCGGAGTGAGTCGGAGACGGATCAACCGCGGAGATCTCTTGAATGACGATCGCCGGCAACGCGGCGTCATTCGGGAGAGTAGAGAAGTAGACGGCATCGTCTCCCAAGTAGGAGGCTAGAACCGCATCGTTGAGGAGATGGCTCCGGATCGCTTGTTCGAGATAAATCTCTTCTTCTGGCATGTTTACCTCGCCGATCGCAGTATGTCTCTCAAAGCTTCGACGACTTCCCCCATAGCTTCCTTTTTCTTCTCGTCAAACGCCGGCCGCAAATACGGCCGAGCGGCTTGATGGTAGGAGCGGCCGCGGGAGTCTTTCCCCATAAACCCGAACTCGATGCGGCGAGCGTATGGAACGGAGGTTCCAACCACAACAACGCCGTCCTCCAGGAGTTCCGGCCGAATGTCCCGGCGAAGCGTACCCGTCTTATACGGAGCCCTCTTCTTTGCCTCGTTGGCGATGATCCACGCTCCGACTAGAAGCGGATCGTTAAGAGCCTCCGGCCCTAAGGCTCGTATGATTGCCGCAATCTTGTATTCGAAGGCGGAGGCGATCTCAACCGATGCATCAAACACGAGTCTTTACCTCCTCTAAAACGAGTTCGGTAAACGTCCGGACGGGAAGAGAATAGGCGCCGATTAAGTGAAACGTCCGGCCGTCAATGTCCACTTCGCAACCGTAGCGTTGGCCTCCGAACTCCATCACAGTGTCGATCGTCGGATAGTAGCCGTTGAGGTATGCACGATAGACGGCTCTCCGAAAGACGTTCTCCGTTTGGCGTACTTCTTGGAGTTCGCCTTTGTCGGAGTCGTCATGGGCAAAGTAACAGTTGAGGCCGGAGAAGAGAACCTCACGGTTGGCCGAGTCCGGAACCCTTTCCCCCAACCCGTTGATGATCATCGGAACACGGTAGACGGTTGCCGTAAAGACCGCATGGTTCCGGAGATGATCAATGAGCCGCGGATCTATGACGGCCGTCCTCATGCTCGCCTCACAATCCCGAGCATCGGCCCCACGATGCAATGGCCTACTGCGTTCTTGGCCGCTAAGTAGCGGTAGGAGGCGGAGATCAAACCATGTTTCCGGTTGGTGAGATTCATCTCCACCGTGCAAGGCTTCCAGTCAACGCCGGTTTCACGAGCGATGATCTTCTCCCCTGGAGCGTAATCCACTTGTGTCTTGTCGGCCGGTGGAACGTGGAAGAACCCATGACCAAAGAATTGCCGGCTCCGCTCCGCGGCCTCGATCGCGGCCGTTGAGCGTTGCATGGTAATCAGGATGGGAGTAGGCTCCAGGTAATGAAATCGCGGCCGCTCCCGGTCAAGGAACTGGAGAACGTTTTTCACAACCGCGGGAGAGTAGAGATCCCGGTCGTCAATGATGACCGGTTCCGGTAGAGGTTGACCCGGAGCCGGTTGCCATTCAATACAATCCGGCCGGCGCCGGCGATCCGCTTGAATCATTACAGGAGCCCCCTTTCGGCGAGCTTTTGAAGCCGCTCTTGCCGTTGTTCTGGCCCATCGGCAAATTCGGCAATCATGAACGTTGAACCGGAGCCCGCGGATAACCTGTCTTGCTCGCGTAGACTCTTGGCAAGGTTGCGGAGTTCCGCGGCGAGAGCCGGTCCGTCCGTCTCCAGGTGGAGAGCAACAATCCGTTTTTGGATGAGAGCCTCGTTAACGGCGATGACTTCCAACGCCATTGCCGCGGCTTTCCGGAAGGAGGAGCCTTCCATCTCAAGAAATGCGTCGATTTCAGCGTCGGTGAATTGTGGATAGGCGGAGTTGGTGTCTGCTATCAGGAGGCGAACCTTGCCGGCGTTGGTTGAGTAGTTGACGGTGAAACTCATGAATAACTCCCGTGTAAGTCAAAAGCGGCCGGCGAGGAACTGGAGGCCCCAAACCTCGCCGGCCGTTTCTTTCCATCCCGAAGGAGGAAACCTGCTACGAACCGGAGCCGTCGGAGCCAACCGTTGACTTGGGAGAGATGCGACTCTCGCCGAAGACCAACAGACATTTGTACTCCTGACTCATGGTGTTGAAATCACCGAGATTTGCGTCGATTCCGCCTCCGGCCGTCATTGTGTTCGGCGCCTTGCGGTACGTCTGCGGAGTGTCGAAGCCGGCGAGAAAACCAATCTCCAACGCCGGCCGGCCTTCGGATGGGTCCGCAAAAAGGAACCACGAATTGGGCTTGTTGGTGCAAATGGTTTTGATGTAGGGATTGCGAACAACCTTCATGTTCTGAATAATCCAGTTGTTCACCCGCACCCGGTTGTTGGTAGAGCCGCCCTTGATGTTGGCGTCGATCAAGGTAGCGTTCATGATGTTCTCAGCCGTAACGTAGTTGGAAGGCCCAACAACGAGCGTAACGGCGTCGATGACGATCGGCTCTCCGTCTCCGTCCACTTGTCCGTAAAGCACAGTGAGAGCCTCGCCGATGCCGTCAACAGAGAGAACCGGATTGTTGGCCGAAGCCCCGCAAGCCGTGTTCACTTTGTTGCGGTTGGCGTTGGTGTAGAAGGAAGCGTGAGGCCCATCCGCATCGAGGTACAGTTCGGAGACTGCACGGTCGATGGTGCGACGGCCTCCGGTCGAGAGCCGGTTCGTGAAGTCGGAGAAGATCCCCAAATCATCGTTGATCATCGACTCCCAAGAAAACTCCCCGCCGGCTTCGTACTTGGCCGGCTTGTAAGTGATCGGAGTATCTTCGGTTGGAGCCCGACGATTGAAATTCTCCTTCTCCTTCACTTTGTCGAACCGGCCGGAGGCTCCGTCCATGCCGTTACGAGTCACCGTCCGGAAGTCGCGCAAGGTTGCTTTCTTGGCGATCGCCGGCCAATGAGACGGAGCGGCGAGGAAGGCGTTTAGCAAAGCCCGGTCAAGAGCCCCCGCGGTGAGCGCTGAGAAGTCCGAAGTCGTCATCGACTCCTGGAACAGTTTGGGGAACTCCTGACAAAGCATTTTCCATGCCGACTCGCGAGTCGGCCGGAGCGCTTGCTTGAGAAAGAACGGATCGACAGTCCCGGTACGAACTCCGTTGAGGAGACGAGCGGCTTCGGCAATCCGCATGAGATGACGTGGATCATTGGAGCGGTGAACTCGGCCGAAGCCATCGCCTCCCAACGTCCCATCATAGGGAGATACAGATTCATAGAATCGCATTGAGAAAATTGTTCCTTTCGTTGAATTTTGAGGCGTTGCGGCCTAATCACTTGCGCGTGTACTCGATCCATGCCGCATACAAACGGATTGCGTCGTTTGCATGCGTGCCTGGAGTGAGCGAGATGTTGAGGAAGCCCGGAGGGTCTCCCAAGTCTCCGGCCGCAATCGAGACGGAATACTCCGTCAAAGAAGCGGTAGAGAGAGCCGCGGTATTGCCGCCGGCGTTGGTGTCTCCGATGCCGTCGAAAATGTTCACCGCAACAACGGCCGCGGCGTCAGTGTTGGTGTCTTTCGCGATGAGGAGATGGATCTCCGCGGCCGCGGCGCCGTCCATGTCGGCCGGCTTCGCAACCGGAGCAAACTGCACTTCGACAACCGAAGCCGCGGCCCAAATGAGCCGGAGAGCCTTGTCGGTTGCGCCATTGACGCGAGCCAAAGAGGGATCGGTGTTTCCGTCCGGAAACCCGCCTTCGGAAGTGTTTTGGATGGCGTTGGTCGAGATGATCCGGACAGTGGTGATATCAAGCGGAATGTGCCCAATACCGAGATTGCCGGCGAGTTTCACAGCAGTAACAGAGTCGGTTGCGAGTTGGGTAGCTCCAACCGTTCCGGACCCGAGCGAACCGGAACCCGGAGAAGGCATATGTTTCACCTTGATGGTGTCGGTGGAGCCGCTATCAACGGCCTCCAACGCAAAGCCGAAGAAAACCCCGGAGGATTTCTTGTTGAGAACCGGAGTGTCCGCGGAGTTATAGAAGATCGTATCTCCCACCGCAACCGCGGAGTTGCCGGAATCATTCACCCCTTTGACGGAGAGATCCGCGATGAAGTCACCGAAGAGAACCGTCGTCTTGCCGTCGGTATCCTCATCGACGAGAGCAACGCCGGTACAGTAGGAGCCGAAGAGAACCGGATCGCCGGAGGAGGGAGTCGTAGGATGCGAACACGCAACCGCAAGGTTGGAGGCATCCTGCATGATGATGTTGGTTGCCATTGAATCAATTTCCTTTCTCTGAAATGCAAACGGTGATGAGTGTTGAAGCCGGCCTAGGATGCAAAGCCGGCCAACACCGAATCGAGTTCCTTGCTCGCCTCTTCGAGCGTTGGGATCTTCTCGTCCTGAGCTTGCGGCGCCGCTCCAAAGCCCGACACTCCGGAAACGCCGGCCTCTTTGAGGTAGGCCAATTCGGAGGCGATGCAACGCTTGATAGCCTCAGCGAAAGGCGTTTCATCGATCGCCCCATCCTTCACGATCGGATTGGCCTTCATCGCGTCCACAACGCGCTTGCGAACAGCGAGCGGAAGAGATTGAGCCTCGCAAACCGCGGTAACGAACCGCTCCGACTTCATGAGGAGTAGCTCGTTTTCCAGCCGCGTTACGCTTGCGCTTGCGTTGGTTGCGGCTTCGGTCGCCTCCTGGAGCCGCTTGATTTCGGCGTCAGTCATCGCCATAGATTCACCTTCCTGTGTACGGCCGTCGGCCGCGGTTGTAGCGGGT